TGTAATTTGCTCTGTCAACATGCTTGAAAGATCAAGTTTATGTGCCTTGACATCCATTCTGTACTGCTCAGGTAGATAAACGGTTGTCTGCCACTTTTTTCCCATAGAGGAATTACCTCCAATTTCAACTGGCGTGTATGACTAGAAAAGGGTTACGGTTTAATCGTCTACAGATTGTCAGTACATATCCGCCACAAGTGTCCCAAACAGACTTGCTCGTGCTTTGTACAGTGTCCATTCGACATCCTCGTCGTCGTCTTCATATTCGTCACCACGGCTCGGGTTCTCACACTCGTCCGCCATTTCAATTCCCTCCTAGGATCTGTTTCTGGTCAGTATATATCGCTACCATCATCTGGTTCATTGTCGTTCTAATCTCCTTGTCAGTATCGATCAGTCCCTTCTCAATCATGGACTTCACTAACCCCGTGGCACATGCAGCAGCAGAGTTCATGATCCTGAGATCGTCTCCCATTGTCCCCGTGGAACGAATCCCACTAGAAACAGACGGGGTGGCGGTGGACAGTTTCTCCGCTGCGGACTCGATCTTCTCGGCAAATGTGTTCATTGCTAGTGCCTGTGCTTTGGATGGAAATTCCGCCTTCCAGTCATTGTAATCCTTCATGTATGAGACAGTCTCTCCCTTGAGCGAGAGATAGACCTGTTGTCCTGGTTTATACTTCTTGAGAAACCGCTGGGGACTCTCTGCGACCTTGTAGACAACACTCTCAATCTTTACCGTAGTCTCCCCGACTTCATCGAGGACACCAATAACAACATTACCCTTTCGTGGAATAGTTACCAACTCCTGTGTGCTTCGTGGACAGTTTCAACACCGTCATATTCATCAATGTGCCAGTTGATGCCGTCGGGAATTTCTATGATCTCAAGGCCGGCACACGATCCGTTTGCACCTTTGCCGAGTGCTTCGACCACTGCGATAACGTCTGGGTGGGTTCTAAATTTGTTATCGTCACTCGAAACCTCGTCTGGTGTGCTTAGTATCGCATATGTACTCATAAAACCATCATATGTCACAATGTTAAACGTCTCCCAATCTTCGGTAATTTTTCCGTTCCCGAGTGTGTATCCTCGGTTCTTCATCAACCATTCACATGCAGCATCGGACAATCCGAAACCGCCATAACATCGGTTTACAACAATTTTCACAGTCAAAACTCCTAGTAATAGATATGGGTTATAAAAGAGGATTAATTGTTCGGTTTGCTATTCTAGACTATGCCTCGATAAGTTCCCCTTTTTTATATCGGCGGGAGAACGATCGGGACAGTCTCATGTATTCGTCTGCATCAATCGGCACCGGACGATCCGGGAACATTTCTAATACAATTGTATAATCGTAGGTAATTCCCGTTTCTTCGTCTTTCTTTCGCGTTGCGCAGAGGGACTGAATGTCCCCGATATCGAATTTTGTTCGCATCTTTACATCTCCTTAGATCAGTGAGGGTATTACCTCGATGATCAACCAATCGATGAATAGACATCCAAGATAATAAAAGTAACTCAAACCGAATGCTAACAGAAGGCAATCCAACCAGTGGACTATACACCATGAGAAGAATGTACCGAATCCTCCCATGCTACTGCACCCGCCCGTGATTATCAGTGACAGTGAATCCGCGACTCTTCACTTCCTCAAACAGTCCGACGGAATCGTCATCGTACCATTGTGATAGGTTCTTCAGCATGTCTCGATAACACTTGAGACGCCTATCATCACCCGTCGCTTTAAACTTGTCTATGTTGTCGTGGATCTTGTGTATCCGGTCCTTGAACTCTGCACATGTGACAATTACGAGATACCCGTCTTCTTCCAATCGTTCTATAAGGATATCGTCGTCGTATTCATCAAGTGACATCAGTCACACCTCCAAAAACACTGAAACGATCTGACAAGTTCAGGGTTCCCCTTTTCGTCTCGACCCACAACCGCCCTAGGGTGCGTGTTGGGCGTGATAACGTCGGTTCTATCAGGCACCGCCATTGCCACAAGTGACGATGTAATATAGATAACTCCCGGTTTTGGTGCGTCAAGTCCCACGACGGTTCCCCAGCGGGTTTGTAACACGTCGAATCCGTTGATATTTCCTTTCTGATCCTGTGTTGAGAATACCCGTGCCTCTGTTCCAGAAGGAGGGATAGATTCGACACCACCATCTGATCGCAATACGTTAATATGATGCTTTGTCAGGTTTTCGAATTTAATTTCGTCCATTTTAATCATCTCCTAGATCGAAGTCGTCTTCTAATATCTCAATTGCAATCCGAACTCCCTTCCGGGTATTATATGTCGGTTCGTCGATGTGTGGATCTCCCACGTTTGCAATCTCTTCGTCACGCATATCAAAAATCCACTTTTTCAGAGTATCGACCCGGACATATCCAGGAATCTCCTCTAATACCTGTTTTTGATCGTCGGTTAGTTCCATCGTTGACACCTACGGAATGTATCGCTTGCGCTCTTTCCAGATGTAGTTAACAGCATCTTCAACCGATTGGATCTCCAATTTTTCATAATCTGATGGATATCCACCGATATAGAGGGTAATCTTCCCGTCTTCTGGCCGTTCGTCGGTTGTAAATACTGTATATGCACCAACCCTCTCGTATGAGTCAAGCACAACACCATCTTCAGCAAGCATTCTCTTAATCATTGCCTTGTTTTTAATCCGAGCATTAAGTTTCGTCATTTGTGTTCACCTCATCATATTTGTTATACTTACAGAATATGTCAATACATTTGTCACAGTTACATTCCATACATGGATGGACTTCTACCGGGATATTATCGGCGGGATCTGGTTCTATATCTGAATACTGATCCACTCCTCCGTGTCCCGTGATATGATTATCCAGGGATCGTAACTCCCTTGCAGTCATGAATCCTTTACTCATAATAACCACAATCGTAACACTGTTCTACATCATATCCACTGTCGTGAATACCATGTACGCATGCATGGATCTTGTGCATGATACCACTACATTTAGGACACCTACCGGCATAATCCATTATCCAATCGAGATAGAGGACTTCATCTTTACCGAACATCTCAGTAGCAATGATATGGGTATATTTCTGTCCTGCATTGCGGATAGGATTGACTCGTCGGCATCCGTCTGGAGGCATTTTACCTTTCTTTTCAAAGTATAATCCATTTGTAGGATGATACCAAGGGAGATCCCCTTTGTCTTTTGCATTAACATAATCGGTTTCATATATACGGGTTTTTGGATTCATTATTAATACTCCTCATAGTCTGGAGGTTCGTGTGCCGCATCCATCGCTTTCTGAATACATGGACAATCGCATTCCGATCCGTTCTCGATATGTTTGCATACCTCGACACATTTACACGAATCGCAGGTTTCATCACATACATGTTCAAATAGGATATCTTCGGGTCTATTGCCGGGCAAGTCCGATTCAAAACAACCTGGTGGAAGGTTCCAACCTGATTTAAGCATTTAGATCACCATTACCAACCAGAATCGAACATTGAATATTTATAATAACACGCATAACTGCAAAACAACAACGCACTTTGACCGATATACTTTTCGTACATGTATAATTTTTTCACTCGCTTCCCGCAATATTGACAGATGTTTTTTGATGGATCTGCATATCTAACTGTGTTGCGTTTCATGTTAGTTACTCCTCTAATGGTGGATAATACGCTTAACGCTGGATTTAATCTCAGCAATAAGATATCTGCATTCGTGTATCAATTCCGGGCATGTAGATGGATCGTGACCATGTGGACACAGATCAGCGTATCCGCATAATTCTTCCAACCAATCTTCGGTATATTCGCATATCCCGAGAGTTACACCTGCCGCGTATGCGTCCGGGCATTTGGATACATATGTGGATGCACATTTATCGAGAAATTGTTTAGATTTCATCCTCTTCAACCTCTACAGTTTCTTCGAGAATGTCCCGGATATGGGACACCAGGGAATGATAAATCTCCTCCTTCTCCTGCCATTGTGCATACTGGAGAGCAGATACAAGATTCTTACATTCCGTCTCTTGCATTGCATCATCAACGCGACCGATACGGGATGTATCATCCATTAGCCAGGACAACAGGTCCGAAGTATAGATATCTGCTTCAAGTTCCGGAGAATCGATATCATCGGAATCTGATATCTCGGCGAGAGATTCACGGATAACGCGATACGTGAAATCATCTGGGAGTCCCTGATCGGTATCATCGTGGACCGCATGGATGATATCCGTATATTCCTGTTCTCGTCGTCCTTCTTTAAGTCGGACGAAGTTAGATCCATCGGGTCTAGTCGCAACTTCCATTGATGCATACATAATGTATGCATAGTTTTTAACGTCGGTATCATCTACCATTGTTTTTCATCTCCTTTAGTTCAATTTCGCGCCCATAGGAATGCCCTAGAGGCTTTACGATTTGAAAAAGGAATTAATCGAGTAACGTTTTAGCGGGTCTTAGAACCATTTTTCCTTCATCGGTATAATGATCGATCTCATATAATCCACCATTATGAATGATAATACCTGATGGTTTGTTGTCAATTACAAGAGATTCCATTGTTTTCACCTAATTTTAGATACTCAAAATACGATACATCTCAAGATATCCGAATAATGCATACGGATTATTCGAGTTAATCCACATTCTCAGCCATAGATGGAGTATGATAATCACCTCAATCGTATGTCTCGTGATACGAGGCCATGACCTGGAGGATGTAATCCAGTGTTGACACAATAGTTTTTGATTCAATGTTTCCAGCATTCGCAGATTCAAAGTAATATGCTTTGTTCGCTGCGATATCGTCGATTAGATACTGTTCTAAATCCATAATTCACCTCTATCTAATGCACGGACATCGGATATCCCGGTATCCTTTATGCTCTGAAAGAGGTATTGATATTCCGAGTATCCTATAGGACACTCAATAGATAGAACATAGTGGCTTATGTCTATCCAATCTCGTACAGAAATATGAACCAACTGAGGTATAAGGCATGTCGACTCCGTTTTAGTTGTAGTTTGATAAATCACTCTCCTTAATCTATTCTAGGTCGATAACCAGAGTGTTACCGACTTACTAGATAAATAAGAAGATATTTCATATCTTCAGTCGATTCTTTCAGAATCTCCAAGAGTTAATCGAGCAATCCCAACTTGTGTAAAACTTCTTCTTCTTTTTCTGAGATTAGTTTATTGTCCTTCCAATAATACGAAAACTTGCGGCACGAATCACATTGGAAGGCATCAATATACCCATCGTCATTGATGCATACATTTCCTTTGAATGCTACATATTCCCCGCAATTGGCGCATATGTCGCCTTTTGTTATTCCATCTACTGACATAATTCACACCATTGATACAATGATAATCATATACGATACGATCACGCATAAGCATGATAACGCGAGTAATGCGTATTTGTACACGTTTCGTTTCACTCCACGGTGATTACTTCATAATCACCATTAGTTTTTACATGCCCCGTTATACGGGGATAATCGTCTATCAGGATTGAACCTTACTCTCTAAAAGAGATAGATGATTATATGATCATTGGTGAAACTTCATATTTTGGGTTGTCGTGTTCTTCTTCCGCGTCTTCTTTGTGCCATTGTAGAACCTTGTTCGCGATTGTCAGCGCGACATCATCAGACAATGTGGCAATGCGCTCAATACTTACATTGCTGGTAAACTTCTGCCAATCTCGGCACATCTGATCGTATGCCTCTTCGCTCTGTGAGATGTTGATAACCTCATCACAGACATCCGATGATCCATAGTAGCAAAACGTGATTTTGTACACAATGCGTGCCATTTTCATTACCTCTGTTTTTTTGTAGCAATCACCAGACGTGATCACTAATCCACAAAACAAGACAACGCGCGTTCTCACATAGGCACCCTTCACCATACCCGCTCAAATGTCGTATCCTCATATCCGGGAGACTCCTCCCGATCGCATACGGCGCTTCCGGTTCTTCAGGTTTGCTTACTTTACCGATTGGAGATATCTTGCCTCACCAACCGCATTACAACCCACTGATTGATCCCAGTGTTAGGTATCATCAATTGTCTTTGGAGGGTGCTTGCCTCTTGACATCATCACTGTCAACGCTTCAGAATATATACTTTTCATGATCGTTTTAGTATAATATTAGAATACTTAACCTATCGAATAATAATACATCCAACCACTTCGACAATTAACGAAGTGACACTCTCCCCAGGTCCATAACGCGCACCACTACCAACCACCTGCCGCACTACAATGCGCTACAACTAATCTTGAAATCGGAGTAACGATAACACCTAGTGATCTACCTAGTCGATAGTTACCCTAGACCTAGATGAGATGATGTCTTAGATCGACGATATGAACGTCTGAGAGTGCTTCTATGACTACCGCTCTCTATCCAATATGGTATAGTATTCAATTCTATTCTAATTGAATACGAATATATTCTAATTAAGTATTAGTATTCTAATTAATATGGTGTTCATTAATATATTAATTAATAAATTAATTTAATATATACTATATGGCGTCAAGCCTCGCAGAGCACATGCACCATGCACCATCTGGAGCACGGCCTAGCACATTTCGCAGAATTGCATATTCTGCGCACTACATCATACTTTGAACCGAATATAAACGCAACGGAGCACGATAGGTAAAAGGAGCACGCTTCACAACGCCACCAGGTCCCCAAAGCATCTAGGAATCGTTCCGAAAACCCCGCTAAGTACCTCATATAAATTTGAGGGTATCAAGTAAAGGTTAAGAATCAGAATAAAACATACCCAGAATATAATTGAATTGAATATATTCTAAAAATATATGAGCCGAATATAGAAGCGATTTAAGGCAGTGTAATAGTAAAGATGATAGGAAGTATGGGTAAGGGGGAGAGAGTGTCTTAGAGAGACGCTGTATGCGTCTCAGACGATTCTGTGTGTATCACAGAATCTACAATCGCTACCGTGTTTGTATCAGGTACATCCTCAATAAGTTTTACAATGCCACTCGGGCCACTCGCAGTCATATACAGGGGCACGAACCTGCACTCTGATCGATATTCAATCCACTTCCCATTCTCAAAGTGTCCTGTCATGCGTCTTCACCTCTGTGAAGCGCGACGTTCACACAGTGAATTGTCATAATACTCGGCAAATCTCCGTCGAATGGTTTCCATATACGGTCCAATATCCATAATTATTGCACACCCTGGTTCCCTGAACGGGTCACACCAGATCTCATATCCCAATCTCTCGATATAGTCTCGATCTTCTTTTAGGAATGTGTCGTAGTCTTTTGGGTGCAATCTGAGAACAAGTCTCACAGTTCCTCCAGATATCGTCATTTGTCGAACTTCCTGTAAAATATACGGGGTTTAGAGACATGCGCCCATCGCAACCCCGATCATGACCCCGACGAACCATGAAAATATAAACAACGGTCGATTGGAACCATCTTCGGTTTTCTTATACGTCAGTTGCGCCTCCAACCCGTCTACCTTGTGTTCAGCATCTTTGAATTTCTTATAGAGTTCCGGATCCGATGTCTTCTTTAGATATCCAATCTCCGACATATACTCATACGACTTTTGTCGATATTCTTCCAAAGAACTTCGACAATTGTCGATGATCGCATCCTTCTGCTTAATGACTTCGAGTAGTGCGTCTATCTCTTTCGCTTCGTATTCCAGTGGGATCTTGGGTTCGGGGGTATCTACCTTGAACCACGTCGCATTGCCCCCGTCTTCAAAATATGGACATGTCGTTGGTGCGATTGGGGCCGCCGTTTTGGGAAAGTCGTCGCGTATCTCCTCGGTGTGTGTACATGTGTGAGTGCCTTTACAGTTCTCACACGCGAATGTAACATATCTAGTCATACTAAACCTCGTCTACGGTATATTCATCGCTCATATCGTCAGGAGAAACGCAGGAAATCTCTCCGATTCTACGCATCCTTGATCGCCTCCATCAACGCTTTTGTCATTACATTACTCTTCGAATCGAAGAACGAAACGCGATAGTGATATTCGAGAGGGCCATTGATCATATCCCCCCAGTTCTTGTAACCCTCTATATACACTCCCAGTGGTTCTCCGGTGAGTTCGAGGAACTTCTTCGCAACACGGCACACCGTCTCTGGGTGAAATGTCGTCACTCTTGCATTGGTGCTGTGTCCGAATGTGTATCGCTTACCCATTCCAGATGCCATTAGGGATGTCGAATCCATATACTGATAGGACGGGTCCCATTCGTTGTTGTCGTGGTCGAACCCTACGACTGTATGTGCATCGGTCTTAATTTCCCATGAATCTCGATTTGACAATTCCATCCCCATCCTCAACCGATTGTTTCTGGAACCCCGCCCAATGGACATTTCAATTTGTCACACACTGGTAACAGTTCCGTGCGGTCGGGGTGATCGCAGATTACGACACCCCACATCGCATGTCGATGCCACAATTGACATGGGACAAGAAGTGGTTCACTTGACAATGGTAATCGCCTTCCCGTATTTCAGTTCATAGAGAACCTGTTTAATCTTAAAAACAGGAGTAATCATTCCCTTCACATCTACCACCTCTTCTCTACCGTCCCGGTACGTGACCAGGAAGTCAGCAACGTAGTGCTGGGCTCGTCTCTTGACTCCTTCGGCATTGATGTATTTCGGAGTGAGTTCATAGCGCGGGTGAACAGTGAGGTTAACGACTTCCGGATCGAGTTTGTATTCGAGGTAATAGTCTCGTTCTCGCTGTGAGTCGAAGGTATATCCGTCGAGTTTGACTTTGACGTTACCATACTTCGACTTTCCACCGGGTTTGTATGTTCTCGGCATGCTTCACTTCGTTGCGCGACGACTTGCTCCGCAATCGTCACTTTCGGTTTCCGTCCACACTTCAGTCGTGTAATAGTCTTTGCATCTTCGAGTCGAATAAGATATCGATTTCCATCCCAGGTAGAAGGAATGTTACCGTTCTTACATCGCATCTTAATTGACGACCAACAGATGCCCGTGAGATTCGATACTTCTCTCGTTGTAAGATATTCGTTCATGTTGTCGCCTTCTTGAACTCTGCGTATCGTCGCATTATCGTCAGATTCCTACCACGTTCCGCAGCGGGGTTGATGCCTCCCTGGAGCGATTTGGGGAGTTCCTTATCGGGATCGATTGCACCTGCGAGATGGCACCGCTTGATGCGACGTGCCGCACTTCTCGCAACACCGTCCGTATATCCCTGCTTGGTTTGCCAGATGTAGAAGTCGTAATACTCTGGGGCGAGTGGTTCGGGGTGATTCCCCGATTGTCGCATGGTGACATTACGTGCCTTCAGGACACGTTCGACACCATGCTTCGACTTGAGTCCGAATCGACGGGCGATTGCTGTCATGGACAGTTCCTCTACCTCATAGAGTCGCACCACTTCGGGTTCGTCGTCTTCGGGGATTCCGGGAGCATTCTTCGATGTACCATACCACCGGGATATCGACTTGATCGCGTTCTTCGTCAGTCCGTATCGCTGCTGAATTACTTCGACTGGAACCTTTGCCGCATAGTCCCGTGCAACCGCCGCGTTATCTGTGAAGATTGCGGGATGACAGATTGTGGTCATCAGCGCGCCTCCTTCTGGACGATGCGAATCAGCGTTACCGGGCCCTGATCGCTCCAGACCGGCTCAAGGCTACCGATCTCATCGTCGAATTCGTCGGACCGGATAACATGGTAATCGTCGGTGTGATCGATCTCGATGGCGTCGACCCCCTCCCGCCCCTTCAGCGCATCGACCAGGGCAGCGGTGTCGACGGTCGACAGGTCGACGGTTGGCGCGAGGTCGAACTCGCCTGTGCGCATCCTGTTGTACACGGCCATGAGATCGTGACCACAGATCTTCTGATTCAAGTCGATGTTCCCGATTGCCTCCATCACCTTTTCCTTATCGAGCGCGGGTGTCATTCTACCATCTCCTTCTTCACACATGGTCCCATCTTCCATGCAACCGGACATGCACCACCGGAGAGTCGACACCAGGACGCCCCCCGTTCTCCGTATCGGTGGGGACAGGTAACCCAATCGTCATCGTTCATTCCAGAAACCTCATGATCTGTTCGATTCTCTCTTCGGTTGATCCCTTTATCGGTATGACATTCTTTCCACATTGCTCAAGATCGCGACATCGCTCCCGGAGCAGGTCATACACGAATGACTGTTGCAGAGGATCGGTGTCCCTCACACCGTTGTCTTCGAGGTTGAAGTATTCATCAACGAAGAACAGATGCGTATATCGCTTCCTCGCCACGTAAGAATCGACAAAGTTCATGACATTCATATTGAGAGTGGGCGTGGAACCGTTCTTACACGCCCAGTAATAGTAATACGCCCAGTTATCGTAGACCGTTCTGTCGCTCACGAACTCCGAATACGGCATCTCGGACTTCACCTGGTTGAACAGGATGTCGAGTTGGGTTCCAATCGACGCTCTCTTCTCTTTTGGAATGGTTGCGGCGATCTCCGATATGAGCGGGAGTTCGAGTCTGTGCGCCAGTTCTGTTGCGAGAGTTGTCTTTCCCGCGCAGTGTGTTCCCATGATTCCGATTCTCATTCACATTCCTCGGCGTCGTATAACACGTCGTCGTCGGGAATATCGGATCGCCGTCTGTAATTAGGGTTACCACTCTTCACCGCGATGATCCGCCTATTGTTTCTATTGTCCGTGTAATAATACCCAAATTCAGTATAATGTCCCGGATCATCTGACGGTTGGTAACGTTTGTGCAACACGTTATTTGCAAATATCACATGTCCAACACGATCCGTGGTAAGATCTGGATACGTATCTTGAACATTTGTCCGGCATTTGTCGACATTTAATGTGTTATCTCGGTTCGTTTCCGTCATATACTCCCATATACCCATATTATACCCCCTTTCGCTGTAGATATTTCTCAAATAACGGGAAAATGACGCATACAAATCCCATTATCATGACTGTAACGAAGACAACCATGCCAATAGCGTCTGTAAACAGCATTAAAACCTCTGATATACGTCGATTGATACGTCTCCACGTCCATTTTCGAGGCAATTCTTACAACTTCCGCGAATATGACGCACTTTTCGATACTCCATGTTATCGTTTTCGAGTCTCTGGAGCGTTACCTGCTCTAGATTTACTCCGGTTGCATGACAAATCGGACACGAAATGTGGGAGGAGAGTGCCTCCAGGGTATATTCACTCATATATTTCGGTTTCCGACTCACCATTCGTCACTCACAACAGTGTTTCCGTCGTCATCGACATAACAGGTGTGAACCCGCTCTCCCTTCTTCAGTTTCACGGGTTCCGGGTCGGGGGTTTCAACCATCTTGGTGTTGGCTTCCCAACCCCGCCATCCACAGGACTGACATACGGCGCGGTTTCCGTTCTCAATCAGCATCGTTCCCTCTCTGTCGCAGTTTGGACATGTGTAAATCTTCATAATGTCTCTCCTTCTCTGAATTTCTCGTAGTTATCATCCGATTCGTGTGCCTTGAGTATCTGTCGGAGATACGCGGCGCTGTCGTTCTCCTGCTCAAGGATCTGTTGCTTTCTCGCTTCTACCATTGCTTCAATTGCCGGATCACCTTCAAAATCCTTGATCTTCACCTGTTCCTGATCGTCAATGAACCTACAGATGAACTTGTAATACTCCTTAATCGCTTTCGCTTTGGTGAGTCCGAATGAGAACTCACTGTTCGAACGTCCATACGGAATACAACAGAGAATGCCGTATTTTCCGGCATTACGCACCTCAGGATGGTCAATCTTCCGTGTCTCTTTCTTAGGAAATCCCGCCATGTTTACGCAAACCTCGCACCATACTTGCTCGGGGTTGGTCCTGTCTGATATTGATACTTCGATCCGCGTTCGACACCATAGGGGTTCTTGCAGTGCTCTGTCTGGAAGAACACAATCTGTCCGACAGACATCCCCTCTCGAAGAACGATAGGGCGTGTTCCCTGGTTGTATATCTCTAAGGTGATCTGTCCCGAGAAACCGGCATCGATCCAACCACCAGTGCAGTGAATGGAGAGTCCATCTCTCGCCAGACTTGACTTCCCCTCAATACACGCTACAACGTCGTCAGGGAGTTTTATCGTCTCTCTGGTTGACGCTAAACCGAATGCATGGGGTTTGAGACATCCTCCGTTCACAGCAACGGACATATACGCTCTGTTGTCAGATTCGGGGTCGAGAACACCGTCCTGAACATCGAACAATATCTCGTTCCCGAGTGTGATGTCGTATGAGTTCGGTTGGACGTTTGACGAGATGAACGGATCGATACCGATCCACTCTGACTCCACGGCATTAACGATCTGCCAGTCTACGAGAACCGTCATCGCTGTGGTACCCCACCATATGGACATTGTGTATCAGGATACATCTCCTCGACCTTTGTCCATCTCTTCTCAAAGAGGCAACATGGGATATATTTCACGCCACACATTACAGTCGATCCGCCCTGTTTCTCCGAAAAGTAACATGCGTATTGATATTTACACCGCTTGTCGCTTGGAACTGTCAACTCTTCCGTCACTTGATCATCTCTCCCGTCACTGCGTCGTACCGGGTTCGATCCTTCAACTCCTGTCTCTTCGCGTTGTTAAATCCCTCCACAGCATTGAGATATCCGGTTATCCTGGAGATTCCTTCAACGTCGTGACACCCACACTCGGGACACATGACATGTCCACAGACGTCACAGAACGCGATTGTTTCATGGATCGTCTTCGCACAGTGACACGGGACGTCCTTCTCGCAGTGCGATTCGAGATTGTTGGAACCACAGTCGGGACAGGTTTCGTTCTTGTCAGGGAAATACCCGAGGAAACAGTCTAAACACTTCTTCAAAGTGACCACCTGGGAATGTTGTGTTGAAACCACGCGATCTCAGTATATATATCGTCCCACTCGTAATCTTTATCGACAACCCATTCGGACAGATTTACGGAGAATTTCGACAATCGTTGTCCCGCCGATCTCCACGCCCCCCAATCATCGAACCAGATCGTATAATGCGGTTCGACTGTCTTGATCTCCTTCTTGCACCGCAGACACTCCCTGACGGTTTCCATTTCAGTCACCGTCTCCTGTCCAGTCGAACGTTCCGCGTTCAAGTTCCCGAATAATTGCACCAACTGTATAGGCTGAGATTACGTTTGGTTGATCGAAGTATAATTTCTCTCGCGCCACCAACCAATCAAGTAACTTCTGCTTCTCGATATATGCACTAATTGTCATCGCCCTTGCCGAGTCCGTATTTGTCTATGACATGCTGCATGAACTCTCGCTTGGTTTCAACGGATTCTGTCCATACAGAGTCTTCCTTCTCAACACCGTCGAATCGCCCTGTGTTTCTCAGGTATGTGATGTGACATTTGGTGTTGTTGTAGGGGCGATGGAGACACCGAGCAATCTCCGCCATTGTCTTCTTTCCCGTAGGAAAGTGACGCATGATGAAGGCGTCCTCCCAGTCGTCCCAGTCAACTCGCTCTGCGCGCTTACGTTTCTTTTCAGTCATGTAACTTTGGCACCGCGTTGCTTACAATGTTCCACACCCGGATTGCGTCTGATTTACTCAGAGCAATGGCACCTTTGGCACCACAGTCAGGACACCAAACATACCACACCGGAGCATTGCCCTTGAACAGCGACGTCGTGTTAATGTGGGAATAGTCAGTTCCACAATTTTTCCCACCACAAAACATACACTCTTCGATCATTTCAATCACCAGTGAGTCAGCATATAGGCGATACCAACTGTACACGCCGTTGGAATTGCAACGATAAACCAGAGCAATGCAGCATCGATCCAGTCCATCTCTCCGCGTTCATTCATGATCGTTCTCCTCTGAGAACATCGACGTTCACGCAGTGAACAGTCATGCGTCTTCACCGTACATAGCAATGAGTTTCATAATAACCGCGCTGATGGTTTTACAGTCAGAAAACCTGACATCGTTCTCCTTCAGATCCGCGAGAGTGCGGTATGTCGCGCTCTTGAGGGTAATCTGTGTGTAGGTGTCACTTACCATAACATAACTCCAAACTAATATGATTCATGATCCGTCCAACTGTATTGCGACAATGATAATAGCGGCACGATATATCGCTTTAAACGAGGCACACATTCTCTGTGACAGTTTCCTTTAAACTCTCCAAGCATGTTATACGCCCAAACGCTAGTGTATGGTTCTCCTTTAACCATAGGTTTTCCACACCGATAACACTCATCTGGCGGATACACATCAGTGTAACAATTTTTGTGGATTATCCTGCTCCTATCCATGTATAGTAGTAGGTTAAACCACTATTTAACCCATATGTTTCGATTTTATTATATAATTATGGGAATAACATAACTCTATGGAGATTTTCGATAACAAAGATCCAGAGGAGATACGCTCTATTTACGAGGAGACAATTGACCTGAGAATCAGGTGTGATGATACATGCGAGTTCTTCTCAGTGTGTCCTCTTAAGAAGTTCAGTGCAGGGGGAAAGCGATGTGTTGCACAGAACCTCGACGTAACGGAACGCATGAGGATGATCAACCTGTTCTTCATGGGAGAAGAGGGATTACGGTTCGAAGTTCTGCGCGCGATCTACACATATGCACGCATTACCGATCTCGAAGGTGACCCGCGCGCGCTCTTACAATATATCGACATTCTCATGAAGGCGACGAAGACGTATTACGGGAACAAACAGAAACCCGAGGGGAAGGCACCGGACATGGATATCAAGATCCTGACGGTGAAGGACATCTCCCCGAATACCCCGTGTCTCGTTCTTCCCGGTGCCGATCCGGAATCGCTGATGGACTCTCCGATTATCGATGAAATCATGGAAGAACGGCGCAACCGGGAGGAATAATATGGACGAATATACCCGCATACTGGAACGGGCGGCGAACGACACCGCTGATGTGCGGGACGACATCCCCGAAGAGTGTGCAGAATGCCCCCTCTACATGCGTCACTTGGAACACAACACTGGTAATGGTCGGTTCTTCTGCGAGTATTGTTACGTTGTCCCGTGGCATCCAAGATACCCTGCTAAAATGTGTAGGTGCTGAGTGGCGCTTGAGTTATCCTTTCACCCTCTCCAGCAGAAGATATACAACGACGCCCGCCGGTTCAAGGTGATCTCCTGTGGGCGTCGTTTCGGCAAGTCGATATACGCTTCACAGGTAGCGATCATCGAGGGGTTGCGACGGAAGAACGGGGAGATCATCCTTGTCTCACCCACATTCTCACAGACGCAGATCATCTACAACATGATCATGAAGCGTCTTCCCGAGCAATACATCAAGTCTCGATCTGTCGCTGAGAAGTATGTGGAACTCGTCTCGGGAACGCGCATCTACGCGAAGTCCGGTGACAATCCTGACTCCATGCGAGGGTATGGTCCTTTCCTCGTCATCCTCGATGAAGCGGCGATGCTGAAAGAAGAGGTGTGGAAAGAGGTTCTTCGTCCTGCACTGGCCGACAACAAGGGTTCGGCAATCATCATTTCGACACCGAAGGGAAAGAACTGGTTCTACGAGATCTTCCAGAACGGACTCTCCGACGATCCACAATACGCCGATTACGCGGCGTATCAGTACTCATCCTACGACAACCCGTTCCTGGACCCGAAGGAACTTGACGAGATGGCGATGAACCTCCCGGAGATTGTCTACAACCAGGAGATTCAGGCACAGTTCATTGAGGGTGGCGGTGTTGTCTTCAGAACGTTCACGGAAGTCCTGAGAGACTGTCTGGATGGTCCTGACGACGACATGGATTACGTAGGAGGCGCTGATCTAGGACGAAGAGAGGATTTCACCGTTATCTCCATTATGAAGCGGAGAACGCGGGAGATCGTCTATCTGGAGCGGTTCAACAAACTCGACTGGGACTACATCAAGTCGCGCGTGACGAGCGTGTCGAAGATGTATAACAATGCAACCATCTTCCTCGATTCGACTGGTATGGGCGATCCTGTATACGAGGACTTGGCGAAGCAGGGTGTCAACGTTCGTGGTGTGAAGATCAGTTCATCGTCCAAACCCACCATGATCAATGCACTCTCGATCATGATCGAGAACAAGCAGATATGGTTGCCGAACGACAACGAACTGAAGAAGGAGTTCCAGTCCTACACCTATACGCTCACACCCGAAGGCAATGTGAAGTATGGCGCACCACCGGGGATGCATGATGATATCGTTATGTCCATTGCATTGCTCGCCTACGGCGTTCACTGTTACACGGAGTGTGTCGGTATGATCGAACCTGAACCAGTTGAAGAAGAAGACTACTGGAACGAAGAGGAAGAGAACTTTGTCGACTGGGAGGAGGACGTTGAACGCATTGACGACATCCCCCAACCGAAGTGGAAACCTCTAGGGTTTCGTAATCTCGCGCGAGACGAAACGTGATGTATCGGACACAACTTCTTTTGTTGCCGTCTCTCGGTTGATGGGAACAGTTCGCAGGTCACCCCCACGGTTCATGTAGATGATCCAGAACGGATCACTGATCTCTTTCGTCATGCTCCGTTTCACTCCGCGACATTCACTGCGTGAATTGTCATACATGTGCAATAGCGTATAATATAATAAACATTTCGATTTAATCCTCAGGAACAAATCGGAACTATAATATCCTCTGTGTATGAAACTATTGTAATGCCTGAAGTCGAATCTAAAAAAGTCTGTCCTTTTGTGGATCGGTTCTGTGCTGAAGAACTGTGCAGGGCGTGGTCGTCGTATCTATATGATGACCGTGGCGAATGGAAAACTCGGATGTATTGTAAAGCATTAGAGAGGAACATCCGATGAGTTCCCGTATTATCATCGTGGGCGACACCCATTACGGTTCGAACTTCGCGCCCCGCAAAAACGCGACAAATCCTCTTCAACAGGAACTCTGGACTGCCTGGGAAGAGATGGTGGATGATGTCGGAAAAGTCGATGTCGTCATCGCCAATGGGGATCTCTGCGAAGGACCAGATCCGAAGTCGAATGGACTGGGATGCTGGACAACCGACCTGAACGAACAGGTGAAGGGTGCTGCGGACATGCTGAAGATGATCCATTGCACCCCCAAGAACTTCTACGGGACCCAGGGTAGCGCCTACCATGTGGGTTCCAACCCCTCCCTGGATCAGTTGACACTTGACATGGTTGGTGGCAATTGGAACCCTTACATCGCGTTGGTAATCGATGGAAATCGCTTCTTTTTCAACCACAACGGGGGAGCAGCACGAAAGCAGGGGAATCGGGCGGGTTCTTTATATAGACACATTATCGCGTCTATGTTGAACGCGCCTGCCTTTGGAGACTACCGATTCTTAGCATTCAACCACGGGCACTACTTTGCTGAAGTCCATGCAAACGACCACATTGCCGTGAACACCCCCGGTTGGAAGGGGATTGACACCTTCATCGGGACGAGAGGGGTTCCCGACGCCCCGGACATTGGATATGTTATCGTTGACGTGAAGGGGAGCGATATCAACGTAGCGAGTGCATCGAGGACACAGAGCAGGGAGTATATCTTCAAGGAGTTCGTGGTATAAAAGACGAGAGGGGGAAAGAAGATGAGAAAACCCCTCTCAGCACGCAACCAGCAAATGCCAATATTCAGACTACAATACACCGCGCCCTGTTGAAGCAACACCGAAACAACAGAGGCATATTACACTACCACTTCTACGATAATAAGCGTTTCTATTTGCTTTTCTCTCAATGAAGTATAATCATATAAATATATTACAATTTAAATAAGTATTACACACATGTCGATTTGGAACTCCCTGAGCCGGGGTATTGGTCGGAGGTTTGGAGGACGTGGTGACGAGCAGGAGTTCAACAACCTGTCATCGGATCAACTTGCCACGATCATGATGAAGGCGTTTGCCTTTCCCCAAACCGGCGATTCGTCATACGTCTGGGGAGAAGCGCCTGTCAAGGAGGTGCACCCGTGGGAAGATCCCGATGCTGTCCGACGCGCGATCCACGACATGTCCAACTATTACAATACGTTGGGCGTCTATCGTTCGGACTTTGACAAACAGGCGAACGATACTCTTTTCTCGAATGCGTATGTGGCGGTTGCGGAGAAGCGGATTCTTGATACGGTATCGACACTCGAAACAGAGGTGGTAGACAAGCGGAATGAACCTGTCGAAGACGCGATGGAATTTCTGAGATATCCGAACCCCCAGGACACGCTTGCGGACGTTCTCAAAGCATCATGTTCGGATTTGCTCAGATATGACGCGGGAACCATCGTCAAGACGTTCAACCGGAAGAAGACTCTTCAGGAACTCAAAGCATATCCGGGAACCGAGTTCTGGGCGGAGATTGATAGAGTTCCGTTCGCAACCGATCTGGGACCGAAGGACGTCTTCACCGATAACAAGATGATCGGGTTGTGGTCACATGGGTACACGCAGCGATACTGGCAACGCTCTCGTCCCGGTGTCTACATCTCGTTCGAACCTGAGGAGATTGCTTACCTCAGAATGTATCGCCGTTCCGATAACGTGTATGGGACGGACTTCATCAACCGGATGAAGTATCAGATCCAGTACCTCATCGACTCCACGCGCGCGGCGGGGAAGACGTTCTCGAACGGTGTTGTTCCGTCTATCGTCTGGAACCATCCCCATGTGATGGACATGAACTCGCTCATCCAGCGCATCGAAGAGGTGAAGCAGAACAACCAGGGTTCCTACAAGTTTGGTTCAATGCTTCACACGGTGGGTGACGAGAAGATCGAAACCCTCTCGCACACTCTCCACGACATGGAGTGGTTGGAGGGTCAGAAGTTCGTTGCGGGTATTGTCTGGGCGATGTTCGGGTTCAAACCAAGAGACTTCATGGACTCGGACGAGAACCGCGCGACGGCATACGTCTCTGCAACGGGCACGAAGTCTTCGATGCTCTATCCTCTTCTCAGATACTACGAGGAGATGTTCAACCGGGATGTCCTCCCGTACATGGACGGATACAAGAAGGACTGGAAGTTCAAGTTCGTTCGTGATGTCGACAACGACGACGAACTGAAGAAGGTCGAGATCCAGTCGCAGAAGGCGAATACCTTCTCCGTCCTCTACACCGCCGGTATGGATCCGAAGAACGCGATGAAGTTCTCGGGACTGGTGGACGACATCTCGACACTCGACGTCGAGTTCACGGTTCCCACCCCAACCATGACAGGCGGTGGCGGCGACAAGGACTCGGCAACCTCGCACAAGAGCGGGACGAACAAGAAGTATGCCTCCAGCGGCGCGACATCGCGGGGCGAGTCGATGCCGAACCAGCACTACAAGATCAAGTTCGGGGACCAGGAAGAGACGTCGGCGGGGATTCAGAAGGGCGCGAAGATGATCACACTGAGGAAGGAAGGGGTCGAAATCAACATCGTTCCGGCGAGTCCGTCGATATGGACGAAGCGGAATCACGACAGTATCGATCTCGGGTATGCACTGAAACGGATACTGATGAAGAAGACGGCGCACAATCGCACGCAGATGCAGCGGTATGCGACGTGGAACAAGATCCTCCCGAAGTTCATGGAAGATAACGGACTGACGAGGACAGACAGTGAGTATGGAGTTGAGCAATGACTAGCACTGTAGTAGCATTTCCAAAAGTAAGGACTGTGACAATCGCACTGGGGAGTGCGACATCTACCGAAGTCGATATTCAGGGAGCACAGGTGGTGGGTGTCTATACACCGACTGCTCTGACGAATGCAACGATCTCGTTCCTCGGTTCCGTAACAAGCGGTGGGACGTTTGCACTCTGTTACGATAAGGGGACGGTGATCTCGACTGGAGTTGCGACAAACGCTTCCCGTGCAATCGGTTTTGCAACGGAGGGGGGTGCGCTGTCGGTGTGGAGATATCTCAAGATCCAGACGGGAACCCCGACCAGTCCGGCAACCGAGGCAGCGGCACGGACGTTCTATCTGGTTATCAAGTAGGCGAGCATGGCAACGACACTGTTCGATGACGTCCTGTTTGACGACTGTCTCTTCGACGGGGACGCATTCAGACAGTTCGCCGTCGTCGTGCTCGATCTGATCGTGTCGCCATTAGGTGTTACAACGTCGCTATCGGTGGTGTCGCCCATTGGACAGACAACAACACTGGAGTGTTTATGACAAATCCTAAGATTTATGTCGATACGGTGGGCGCGGAGGTGGAGATCATATCCCATGCCGATCTGGTGACAGACGTTGCATCAGTGTCTATCATGGTGGAGAAACCGAGCGGTGTGATAGATACCTGGACGCCGACATCCATCGATCCTGCGAGTGCAAGCAACTGCACGATTAACTACACGACACAGGCGGGGGATCTCAATGAGGTGGGGACGTATCGAGTGCAACCTGTCGTGACGATGGTAGATAATGATCTGTGGCCGATAGGAGTCGCACTGTGGACGATTTATGCGCGATATGAGGGATTGTAATGGCGTGGGATGATACAAAGGTCGCCCACGTCAGTCCGGTCGCATCTGCCGACTGGAACGCGATGGTGGTATACGTCAAGGGGAGACAGAAGAAGATTGTCGTCTCTTCGACGGAACCAACCAGTGCCGCATCGTCCGACTGCTGGTACGACGAGAGCACGGGGAAACTGAAACTCTACACCGACGGGTGGGTGGATCTTACTCTATCAGGACCAACGGGACCACAAGGCGCAACTGGTGCTACCGGAGCGACGGGTGCTACTGGCGCGCAGGGACCGACCGGACTGACGGGCGCTACAGGTGCTCAAGGTCCACAGGGCATTCAGGGTCTAACCGGAGCAACAGGAGAAACCGGTCCCCAAGGGTTGACTGGTGCTACTGGACCGGCGGGAGCAGATGGTCAACCGGGAACAACCGTCTTCGCTGACCTCACCGGCATCACTCTGACAAACCCAGCAGAGAACGAGATCCTGAAGTATAACGGATCTGTCTGGATCAACGCGGTCAACACAGGTGGTTCGGGAGCATCAACCCTTGACGAACTGACGGACGTCACGATCACCACGCCCGAAGACGATCAGTTCCTCCGGTTCAACGGATCTTACTGGGTCAACGAGACGGTAACGCTCCTTCAGGGACCAACGGGACCACAGGGAGAGACGGGACTGACAGGTGCAACCGGAGAAACCGGACCCCAGGGTTTGACTGGCGCTACGGGCGAACAGGGACCGATCGGGTTGACTGGTGCCACGGGTCCAGAAGGCCCACAGGGCCTGACGGGCGCGACGGGTTCTGCGGGCGCGGACGGTGCCGATGGGAAGACTGTCCTGTCTGGATCTGGAGATCCGACGACCGAGGGCACCGATGGTGACTTCTACCTGAACACGACGACGACAATTCTGTTCGGTCCAAAGGCAACGACATGGCCCGCCGGGGTTTCACTCATCGGACCACAGGGTCTTACGGGAGCAACCGGGGCACAGGGTATCCAGGGATTGACGGGTGCGACTGGTCCTCAGGGAGAAACCGGACTCACTGGAGCGACAGGTGCCGATGGTGCACCGGGGACGACGGTGTTCGCCGATCTCACCGGGATATCCATTACCGATCCGGTTGACGATCAGTATCTCCGGTACAACGGTTCTGCCTGGATCAACGAGACGGTCACCGGGGGTGGAGGTGTCGATCGCCTTACCGAGGTGTCGACATCGTTCTCGCTTCTGGGTTCGGCAACGATCACGGGGACGACGGCGACGGTGAACCTGGGGGCAACGCGCGGACAGATGGCGCGCATCCGCATTCGTTCGGACTTCGTTGCGGGGCAACAGACGGCGGGAACGTGCCTCCTCAACATGGGGGGCGGGATGGACAACGCCACGCTCGCGTTCACCTATGACAACCTCGTAGGAACGCTACAGGTAGGAGATATCTGGCAGTTCGACAACGAACGGATGTATGTTTCTGCAACGTCTACCACCGTTGCAACGGTGACGAGAGGCATTGCGGGCACGAACCCCGCCTATCACGACGACAACGTGCAGGGGATCAAGTGCAACGACGGGTTCAGAGTCCACTTCTTCCCGAATGCGAACTACGCGATGAACGAGTGTCAGTTCACGCTCGACTCGATCTTCACCTGGAAGGGCACGACGGACGCTGCGATCACCGCTGGTGCGTCGGTGATAACACTCGGGACACGCCCAACCGCTGTCTCGGACTTCGGGTTCGGGGATCTGATCTACATCTCGGACACGGCATCGTCGGAGTTCGCCTACGTGCAGGACTGTTACGGGGATGTTGCCGCAGCAGGGTTTGATGATTCCATCGCGGTTCAGAAGTCGCTCCTCGCCCACGACACGTCGAAGGATGTCTACCGGGTGATCCAGTTCGACGTTCCGTGGAGTTTCTATCTCGACTCGGGGACAACGCTCTACATGAAGATCCACACGGACGAGAAGAGAACGGCGAATGTAACGATGTTTATGGACTTCCTTATCGACAAGTTTGCGTGATTGGTATGACTTTTTACGAAGTAAATGTCGCGGTTCACAGAGGTGAACACGCATGACGAACAAATTTACCCAGGAACAGCGGAACGAATGGATCGATCTCCAGATGCAGAAGGCAGAGGTGCTTGAGGCACTCGACGCGCTCGAAGTGGTCCCCCCGGAAGACATCGAGGAGACGCTGGACGCGGATATCGAGGAGGTAACCGCCACTCTCCTGGCGATCTACGAGGAGAAGCAGGCGCGCGCGGGCACGGACAACCCGATGTCGCGCGAAGAGTATATCGAACGCACCGCCGCGCCACAGCAGCAGCGCATTACCCTGATGGAGTCGAACGAACAGATTGTCGCTCGGAACGAGATGCGGTGGGGGAATGCACACCGCGCGCACGAGACAGCGAAGGAGGAGAAACAGGCGGAGATCGCGTCCCTGAAGACAACCGAGAAGGCGGTGTTCCAGTTCACTCCCCCGTTCGAGGAGAAGACGGTGGAGAAGTAGATGCGATGTAGTTACTCCACGCTTGTCAAGGCAAAGCGCAGCGGACGCGCGTCATCGGTGAAAGTGCAACCGACAGGAACGGCGGTGTCGGAGTATCAGGTGAACATGGGACAGCGAAACACGCCTCGCCCGGCGGGGGTGGTGCGCTCCCCGTGCTGGTCCGATCCTCTTACGGAGACGGAGACGTGGGTGCGGGTTCCCCGTCTTTCAACCACCTGTCCCCGGAGAATTGTCGCGTTTACCAGCGGGAGAGGCAACATCGACCGCACGTTCGAGTTCGGTGACGATTTCGACGGAACGACAATCAACGCGGCGAAGTGGACGGGAGTTGGGGGCGGTTCAACCGTTTCCGGTGGGGTACTCACGATGGCAGATTCAACCGGGACAGAACGGACACTGACCGGTTCTTCGACGTTTGGACAGAACCACGCGATTCGTATGCGGAAGAGCGCGACGATCGGAACCGCCTCTTATGTTCAGATCGGGTTCGCTGCGGGCGCTGCTGCGGCGATTTCCGACGTGTACTCGGACAATACCGGAACGGGGTATTTCGACAAACTCTATACGGCACAGACTGGAGGCACGCTGAGCACGGCGAACCACGGATACGACACCAGCATTCACATATACGACGTTATCAGGAACGGTTCCACATCGGTAATCTATCGGCGCGATGGTTCTGCGTTTCAGAACACGACCAACCTTCCAACTGGTGCACTGTCGGTATACGCGATGGCCCTGAAATCTGCGGGAACCGGAGGGGCGACGTCGGTGATCTACTGGATCGTCGTTCGTAAGTATGTTGCATCGGAACCTATAGCGGGCACCGTGAAACCATCCACAACCAACCGCGCGCTCTGTAAGTCGGTACGACACTCGGATCTGTTACGCGCGTGCTGTAACAAAGTCTGAGTATATTTTTATTTTAGAGTAAAGATTACTATACATGGATATCGATATCAACCAGATCATCGCAGTCCTCGGTATCGTCTCCGTTGTCGGAGGTGTGTGGGCGGCGGTTGCTTACGAACGCATTAAGACGGGGTTCGGACTCTTCGTTGCGATGTTCAACCAGGACAACGAACTGCTTCAGTGCGTGAACACGGCGATCGCCGACGACAAGATAACAGAGGAAGAGTTCAAGGTGATCTACGCGAAGTTCCAGGACTCGTATAAGGCGACACAGCAACTCATTCAGAACTTCAAGTAGTCTCGCACAACACTATTTTTAATATCTTTCGAGTTCTATATTACTGCGTGAAAATCTCTAATCGGTGGTACGAGGGTAACGGTGACGCCTGGACGTTCCACATTGAGAACAAAAACGTCTGGCGACGTCTCATCGACATGGCGAAACCGGATCTGGAATCGCTTATCGCTCTGAAGTTCAAGCGAGACTGGTTGAACGATGATGGCGAGGGGCACCCGCCGAACTTCGAGTTCTTGCTGAAGGCAAAGGACGCATACTTCCAGTGGATCGAAGATGAGAAGATCGTTATTCCCGATGTCGAATCGAAGGTGATCGACAAGGTATGGAACTCGGGACTTGGGATCTATCGTCAGGACAGTGCATACTTCGAAAGAATGGGTGGCGTCATCTCGGTTCTGATCTTCAATGAGGCGGCGTGGGTTGGGAAGGGGAAACTGGATCGCGTTAAACTCCTGGAAAAGACGCGCGGTTGGTTCAAGGAGAACGACAAGCGGAAGAGGACGATCAACTGGATGCTCTGGTTCTTCGACTATTTCATCAAGAAGTACAAGACGAACGAGTTCTACGAGAAGTCGATCAACTTCCTGGTAGATTATCTCATTGAACACAAGGCGGAGTGGACACTTGTGCCTGCATACACACCGACTACGTGGTACCCTGCCGGAAGAGGAAATCTAAATTATCTTGTTCATGGGAGGGATAGTTAATGTCTGAAATACCAACGCGCATCGCAGAATCTCCAAGATATTGTCGTGGTGCTGGTGTTGCAATCTATTCCGATGTAGATGGTATAACCGCTGACGCAGTATACGACGGCAACTTTGATGGAGGTGATACCATGATTACGTGGTCGGATCTTCTTACGCACGCACCAACCGATACACTGTGGAAAGAACTCGACTCTCGAAGCGCGATCCATCACAAACACGGAGCGACGAATGAGTAATTACGAAAAGCATCAGGATCTCATCGATCCGATGTCGTTCCTCGACATTTTTGCGAATGCAACCATCGAAGGCGATCTCATCACACGCCTTGACGAGTGCCACGGTGATCCAGAAGCACTCAAAAAGGAGATGCGAGATCCGAACCTGATGGTCGTGTGGAAGGCGTACGACGTTGCCCGTTCCAATTATTTCCCCGTTTCTGAAGATCCTGACGACCAGAAATATAACAAGGCATTTATAAATTTCCTGAAGATATGTATTGTATTATTCAAACAGGTTCCGTGGTGGAGAAGTCGCATGGGTTGGTTCATGTGGTACGCTGCGTGCTACGCGAACCCGGATGCATACTATCCGTTGACATGGGAGAGTCATTTTGAACCTAACGAGTGGTATCATGCCGGAGAAGCACCGCGACCACCAGTCGCCGTGCATCAGGAAGAGTCGAGAACTTTCGTTCTCGATTGATTTCTCTATTTTATCAGATCGTCGTATCGGCGGACTCGCCCATTTTGAACAGGCGGATCTCGAAAACGAAATTATCGAGATCGACGCGATCATCAAGGCGCTCCCGAACTTCATGGAGCATCCGATTATCCATTATCAGCATACGGAACGCCCCATTGGAACCATTACAAAAGCAGAGATAAAGGACAAGGGGTTGTGGATAGAGGGATCTATCTACGACACACCGGACACCGATGATGTCTGGGAGGAGATCCAGAACGGATCTCTCAACAAATACTCCATCTACGGTCGTCGTCTGAAGGGCAACGACCAGTGTCGCATTCCTCCCGAGAACCGCATGTCGCCATGCGTGACCAAGGCGATTGCCCTGTGGTCCATCTCTGCTGTTGGAGACAATGCGATCAACCAGATGACGTTTCTCGAAGTGATCAAAGCACTCCGAGGTGATACCGTGACTGATGAAGAGACACAGGAAGTTGAAGAGAAAGCAGAGGAGACGCCTCAGGAACCCGAACTGCTGAAGGCAGAGACGAATATGTCGTCCATCCTTGAACGCCTCGGCGGCGTCGAACAGACGCTCCAGAGTCTTGTGAACAGCGATAAGCAGGTTCACGAGTCGATGGGAGATGCAGAGAAGGCGGAGGAACCTGAGATGGACGAAAGTTCTGAATCTGACGATGGCGAGGAGGAGACGAAGTGCGGTTGCGCGAAGGCAACCCCAGTCGAGATCGACATGAGCGAGGAGATCGTGAAAGCAGATGTCATTCAGAAGGCATTTGACGAGTTCAAGAAGGCGAGCGACGAACGCTTTGCCGCGCTCGAATCCCGCATTGTCGAGATGGAGAACCAGACGATCCAGAAGGGCGGGAATGTCGTTATCATTCCGGCGCAGATGACCCCCGAGGATCGGGCGGCGATCAACCCCATGATTCAGAACGCACGGGCGTTAGGTGATTAAATGGCATACAATGTAGCATCCGCCGGGTTTGTTCGACCCGGAACGGCATATATGGAGTCCGCCAACATTATTGGCGAGGCGTATTACCCCGGCATCGCAGACGGTTCGCCGGTGCGGATCTCGGAGATCCAGAAGTCCGCGCAGAAGCGGTTTAGCGAGTCGGGACACACCGTCATGGTGCCGTGGTTAGTCCCCGGTATCGATGAGATGGTCCAGAAGGCGATCTTCGGGAACGAGTTCGCGGACAAGCGGGAGTGCGAGGAGATCCAGAAGGCGAACTCCGAGGCACTGCACCGGATGACGACCGACTATCTCGACTCGCTCGTCTCGAAGGCAGAGACGACGACTTCGAACAGCGGGAACATCCAGGCAAACTCGTCCACGATGGGCGCGCTGATGCACGCTATCGCCGACGAGAACGTCACGTATCTCTACAAGAAACCCTACCCGTTCCAGGCACTCATCCCTGTCGAGGCGTGCAAGGGCAAGATGGCGGTATGGGACGTCATTGGTCCGTACGACTTCACCGATGCGTCGTTCGTGTCAGAAGATCCCTCGTTCACCGAGACCGACATGGTGTCCTACACCCGGAACGAGTCGATCAAGTTCATGGCGACTGTCGGGCGTCTGACCAAGGCGGCGAAGATGGCGGGACTCGCCCAGGTTCCGGCGCGTGATATCAAGGCGATCCGCGTGGACATGGCACAGGACGCGATGCGCGCGCTCCGCGAGCGGTCGATGCTCGGCGTCACTCGCACGATCAACGACACGGACTTTGCCTATCAGTCGGCGGGTGCTCTCGAATACAAGGGCGTCTACGAACTGATCACGGGTGCATCGGCATCCCCGACGAAGACGTATATCGCGGGTAGTGGCGGCATTACCACGTACGACGACATCATGCAGCAGCTGGACTACTCCTACCGCCTGATGGTCAAGTACAACATGCGCCCGAACCTCGCCATGTGCGACTACAACACGTTCGGTGTGATTCGTCGCGGTATGGTTGAATACATGCGCTACACGGGAGAACCCGTCAAGACGCTTATCCCCGGTCTGTCGAAGATCGATCTGGTCTTCCCCGGCGAGGGTGGTCTTCCGCTGGTGGCGCACCCGATGCTGAACATGGGCGCGGGTAACGTGGGTTCGATCTTCCTGATGGACACTCGCCTGATGGCACGGCGTGTTCTCTGGCAGGACACCTACGAGGAACTGGCGAACATCAACACGTCGGACAAGTTCGTCATTACGGCGGCGGAGACGCTGATCGATAAGTCGGACATCAACGGCACCAGTTCGCTCCACGGCGGCGTCTTCGGCATTACGAACACCAACCCGAGTGCGTCCTGAGGTGATCTGAAATGACAGTAGTTACCATGACGAAGCAGTCGGAGATTGTTGGATATCCGTTCAACATTGCATCCGGCGCGGTTGCAGCGGCAAACGACTGCATCAAGTTCTCGGAAGCGGGGGTCATTCCCTTCTTCTTCAACATCCAGAACAACACGACGCTGACGGCGACGACGGGCGAGTATCGTTTCGCCGAGATGAAGGCGACGACGACCTACGACACGGACGACACGTCCATCGTCTACGACGGGGGCACTGCCTCAGAGAGGACCACGGGTTCGTATTACGCTCGCAACGGGCGGACGGGCGAGGTGATCTTCGTCAAGACGGACAGCGGTTCCACCACGACCACGGGGACGCTGGCGGTTGTGCGCGGTTGTCTCGGGACGACTGCGGCGGCAATGGCGGACGAGGACTTCCTGTTCTGCCTGAACTCACTTGTGTCAACGGGGGCGGCGACGGGTACGGCGCTTGTCGGGTACTTCGCTCTCCCCGAACTGCACAAGGCGACCTTCTTTTAATCTTTTTAGGGGCGATTGGTCATGGGATCTTCACAGAATCTCTACAAGTATCTGAAGTTCGATGCGGACCTGTCCACGATTCGGTTCGTGGGACTGGACGCGACCATTGATAACGGGATCACGATCACATCCGGTGGTCAGACGATCACGGCGGGCGGACAGACCATCACCGCTGGCGGGCAAACGATTACCGCCGGAGGTCAGACGGTGACTGCGGGCGATGTGAAAGTCGTCGGCGGGCAACTCTTCGCCGGGAACAAGGTGTATGTCGGCGGCGTTACGACGTCTGCACCCTGCCTGATGACGGGAACGGTCGCACCGTCCACGTATGGCGCGCTTGGGTCGATCTACATCGACACTCAGACGGCATCGCTCTACGTCCAGACGGCGACGAATGCGTGGAAGCAGTTCGCCACGCCATTCTGAGGGGGATGATCCCCCGTGGTTTTATTTTCGTGGACTGAGGTTCAGCAGTTCACCGGGTTCTCCAGTTCCGATTTTAAAGACACTGGCGCGATAATGAACACTGCCCAGTGGGCGGCGTTTGGAACGGTTGTCGTCAACTCGGCGCTCCAGGCAATGCAGCGGTTCTGCAATGTGAGTGACTTCGAGAGTCACGCGGTTGTCGAGTATCATAACGGGCGCGGTGCGTCTGAAGACACGATGACCTACACGGAGTCGGACAGAACCTATCATCTCCGTGAGTATGCGACTGCGGTCGCCACGGTATCGGAGAACATCTACTACGGTTCTGCGGCACCGTCGTTCGCTACGCGGTGGGAACAGAGTCCGGCAACGTTCGGCGATTACGTCTGGTGGAACGATATGCAGATGACAAAGATCCGGTTCCATCAGAACGTGCCGTGCAAGGGCATTCGGAATGTAAAGATCGAATATACCGGCGGGTATCCTGCGGGTAGTAAAGAACTGGATGAACTCAAGACGATCGGACTTCGACTATCGACGAACTTTTTGCTCTACAAGAAGAAGATTGGAGAGTCGCAGACGATACGCGCAATGGGGACGAAGGACTATGCTCCGATGTTCTCGCTTGCGGAAGAGCGGGCGATTATGACCGAAGACATTGCACGGGACTTGTGCAAATACCGCCGGTGGGACTTCGGAGGGGACCACCTGCGATGACGTCAACCGTAACGACAGAGGACTGCTATGCGCGCGAGAAGGACATCCGAAGATACGTCGATGACAAGGTGTCGGAGATATACAAGTACATCGACGCGGAGATTTGCGCGCAGAGCGAGGCGTTCGATAAACGCATTGAGAAGATGGAAGAGAAGTTGGACACCTTCCAGTGGTGGTTGCTCGGGGCGCTCCTCACGATGGTTGGGAGTCTTATCGCGGGACTGTTCGTAATCGTTCAGATCGTATCGACGCCATGAAACTGCAGATCCATATCGCAATCGATCCGAAGGAGACGACTCCCGAAGAGATAGCGGAGATCAGGAGACAGGCGGTGGAGGGGATTGCCCTCTCCGTTCGCGCCGCCGCGATGGATCAGACGCCTGAGGACTCGGGGAGACTGACACCGAACAATCCGAGTATGAAGGAGAAGTGGCGGGTGGAGGAGAACGGTTCGCTCCGTGCGAAGGTGGTGAACTCTGCGTCCTACGCGAAGTATCTCCTGCACGGGAACCATGCGAACGATGCAGATGGCTACATCCACCCGAAAGGAGATCGCCCGTTCCGGTTCAGAAGGCGAGACACGGGACAGATTGTCTACGCCTGGAAGGTGCGTCCCATCGATCCAGAGAACATTTCGAGAACTGTCCCGATGCCGTATTCGTTCCGGCGGGACGTGATTGAACATGCAATGCAGCACGGGAGTCTGCACGCGCTCGATGTGATGAGCGGGAGAGAGGAATGGCGGGGAGTGCTTCGAGTACGTTTAACGCAGTTGTAGACAGCATCATCACATCGCTGTCTTCGGCAACGACCATCGGAACACCTTCTGGCGTCTACGAACGAGACGAACATCCGGCAATTCCCGCGAACGAGGGAGCGTTACCCATCGTCTATGTCGTTCCTCTTGTCGAGGGGAAGGACGTCATCAATATGACGATGGGTGATAAGGTGAACTACGCCGAGCACTCGTTCCCCGTGAACATCGTTGGGTATTACGAGATGCCCGATGTGGCGACGTCGCTCAGGACAGTTCGTAACTATGCGTATAACGCACTCGACATCTTCCTGAACAAGCAGAGTCTACCTGTCGGACAGATCGTCGGTGCCTCTGTAGAAGTGGGATACTGGGTTGGTGGAGGAAAGGTGATCCACTACTGGATTCTCGGACTGAGCATCAAGGCACTGTTCTAACTTTCTCTCTTTTAGATCCATATAATATATAGCGCGCTATGCGCGCATATCAATCCCGCCAACGGCGGGATGTAAGACGGTTAGATCGTACTTATCTTCATCGTTGCCGAAGGCAAAGTAGTACGTACCAGACGCCCATCCCCCCAAACCCCCCTTCCCGAGAGTTATCAAAATAGTAGGTTTCTTCATTACTTAATACCAACGCTTTCGACTTCCTCGTCTTCGGGGAATCTCTCGCACAACGACGCAAGATATCGCTCAAGCGTGTTGTCGAGACGCTGGTCGCGCGTTTCGGACGCCCATTCGCGGTGGGTGTTGTTCACACGATCGCGGTTTTCAGATTGCCACCGCCTGACGTTGTTATATTCACGGGCTCTAAATTCCGGATCTTCGGCGCGTCGCTTTCGTGTGTATTCGCGTTGATATGCATTGATCTGTTCTCGGTGGGTTTCGATGTATTTTTTGCGCTGTAATTTGTGACGTTCGGGGTTGTTTGCTCTCCACTCCCGGAGCATTTGAGTATATTTTTCTCTGTGTGCTTCGGAGTAATTTCTAGTTTGTTCTATGTGTGTCCGTCGGTATTCACGTTGATATTCAACCAACCGTTCTTTGTTTGCCTTGTAATATGCTTTCATGTATTCTTTTCTTGCTTTAATCTTCTCTGCTTCGTCCATATTCATTTCTTACAATCCATTGAATATAACCATTTCCATTTCAATCTAAGCCCATTCCTTTGAGTATATCTTCGTTCTAAGCGTAGCACCTATACCAGACGATAGATACATCGAAAAGAGATACAAAATGTCTTAGAATTGTAATGTGATTGTTATAGATGATTGTGGGACTAGAACCCACATACACGTTTAGACCACATCGCCATCTTCCGTGCTTCGTTCAGATCGCGATCATGTGACCATACCGCGCACCCGCAACCACAGTTGATGTTATTCTTGTATTCCTCCTGCGTCCAGTAGTGAACAGTCAGGCAATTGGCACAGACACAGTAACGCTTGCCATCATCTTCCACTTCGTCATGCTGCGCGACAATATCGATCTTACGATCAATATCGTCAATTGTCGAACTTTCTGCTTCGCTCATGTTCAACACGTCCTCTTACAGATGTAATTCGCGTCATCGAAGTTCATGCATTTCTCCATCATGCACATTGGTTGTCCCTTGATAAACGGACACTTGCTTCGCTTTGCTTTTTCAATGTTGTAGTCACGTTCACACTCCCCCTTACACGCGAAGCACTTCGTTGTCACATCACTCCCAAAAAAACCACGGTTTCTGTCAAATCTCACATATGTTGATGCATATTGGTATTTGCACACAGGTTTTTCGGTGGTTGTAACATAGCGCGGATAACTTCCACAAATGTAGATGTCTTCGGGGAAGTTGCCTTCGTAGATATCTCCCATAATTACAAGTTAACTCATAAGAGAATAACCATTTCGATTTGGATCTGACGCTAGAAGCATCGAATCGCGCGTATAGTTTTATATTGTTTTAATTATATAAATATGAGGTGATACACTACGTCTGTACACGCATTCTTTGCGAACTCCGGTGATCTGTATATTCAGACCGGGACCACGGCAAAGGGAACTGCTGCCGCCGACAGCATTGTTATCGGTGCGCTTCAGGGCGTCGATATGTCCCCGTCGTTCGAGCATGTGGAACTCTATGGTATGGAGTCCGTCATGCGAGCAGCGGTTGCAAAGCACACGCTCAAGGTGAAGGTATCCTGCAAGTACGCCATGTGGGATCCGGCGGCAGATACGATCCTGAACTACGTCATGACCGGTGGCGCGACCACGGCGGACTTCACTGCCGACGACACGGCGACCACGGGCATGGATGCTGCGGCAAACAAGAACGCCGTCGCGCTGTTCACGATGACTGCAACCATTCACCCGGCGGACTCGACCACGCAGTGGTATGCCGTGACTGCTCACGACATCTACTTCGAGGGTGTGCCGTTCGCTCTGACGCAGAACGAGTTCATTGTCCGTGACCTTTCGGGGACCGCGAAGTACATCGAGATCGCGAAGTCCGCAAGCGGTTGGTAAAGCGTAGGTATCAGGATATCCTGATATGACAATTCCGACACCCGATCCGAATCTCAAGGCGAAACTTGGGGCATTCGTAGATGACGAGATCAAGAACAACGCCGAGATCATCGCGCTCCTGACCAACTCGAAAGGGCAGTATAAGGAGGTTGATGTGAACGGCGTGCTCGTCAAGATCCGTCCCGTGATCCCGAAGAAGGCACGGCACATCTCCGACGAGATGCAGAAGAAGGAGGATCGCTCTCTCGATCTGGTGGAGGAAACGACCTACGCACTTCTCGCTCAGATGTGCGTCGAGGAACCCTGGACGAACCCGGAGACGTGGAAGATCGTGGACGATGAGACGGGCATGGCCGTGGACCTGCTGAAGCGGTTCTTCGATGTCGCCAACAACGAGGCGATAAAGATCAAATCCTTTCAGCGAAAGTGACGCAGGACAATTCCTCGTTGAGGTGTGCAAACTCCTCTCACTTCCACCATCCCGTCTGAACCTGACCGATGCAGATGAACTGTTCTTCAGTTCGGCACTACCGAAGGCGTACGAAAGATGGGTCAAGACGGGAACACGATAGAGATCGAGATCGACGCGGCGGCAACCGTCGCAGCAGCGAAGACTGCCGGAGAAGCGAATGCGAAGTTGGCGAAGTTCAACTCTGCACTCGGACTCTTCCGGGATAACGTTGATCTCGTTACCAAGACTACCGATATCGTCGCCTCAAAGATAGGCGACTTCGATTCTCTTTTACAGAAGTTCGCGGACAATCTAACGTCCAACCTTGCCGACATGCAGACGAGTGTCGTCAAGAAAGTCGAACCCCATCTCGAACGCGAACTGGAGAACATGGTGAATCGTGTTCTCAATAAGGTCGAGGGAAAGGTTGCACCCGAGAAGGAGTCTCGTTCCCGTTCCGAGGCGAAGCAGGGCGCGGCGGCACCTGCACAACCCGTTACCGTCGCCCAACCCCCTGAATACAAGCGCCCCGACACGAAGGTGAAGGCGACATTCACCGACACGACGAACCAGATTGTTGATACGGCGACCGGACAGGTAAAGGAGAACACGTCGAACCGGGCGCGGACAACCGCAACGAAAACCCGACACTGGCAGGAGGAGATCGACGGAGAGATACAGGACTTCACCGAGACGATCACCAGTGTATCAAACTCAGTGAGAAAGGCAACAACTGCCGAGAAGGATAGAGGACTCGCCATACGGAAGGAGATCACCGGAGCACTCATCGGACTCCATGTGATGAAGGTAGTGTCTCAGTACTCGTCCGTCTTCAACGCCGGGTTCATGCAGGTTGCAGCGGCGATGGGGCATCTCCTGAACGTCGTCCTCCTTCCGATGATGCCGATGTTCACCCAGGTGGCACAGGTAATCCACACACTGGCGAACTTCGTCTCCATGCTCCCGCTCCCCATGCGTCAGTTGATCGGCGCGCTGATCATGTGGAAGGCGACGTCGATGCTCATCGCCTCGATGCCCATAAAGGACGTTCGCGACGGGTTCAAAGGCATTGTAGACGTCATGAGGGGTGCAGGTTCGGGACTTAAGACGTTCACCAGACTCGTCGGCGCATTCATCGAGTTCATGAACTCGGGACAGGGGAAGGGTGCTCTCTCCTGGATTGGTGGTGGACTCAGTAAGGTTGGTGGAAAGATTGGCGGCGGTATCAAGAACCTTCTCGGGAGACGTGCATCAGGCGGTCCCGTTCTCGGGCACGGTGCGTATGTCGTCGGTGAGAAGGGACCGGAGATATTCGTTCCGAAGACGAGTGGTTCGATCATCCCCAACCACAAGGCGTTCCGCGCAGAGGGTGGCGACGTCACCCCTGCACCCACCATAGCAAACCCGATCTCGGGGCTCTCGTTTGACATGAGTTCACTCATCGGACCACTTGTCGGCGGTTCGCTCGGTGCTCTTGCGGGAGGATGGGTAACTGGCGGGCCCATCGGTGCGGCAATCGGTGGCGTTGGTGGCGCTCTTGTCGGCGGGAACATGGAGGCGCTTCCGGGGTTGATGGGGACAGCGGTCGGGGGGATGACAAGCAGCCCCATCTTCCAGGGAATTGTTGGAGCAATGAACGTTCTGACGGGGACCATCAGTTCCATATTCGCCCCTCTCGCACCGATCATGGGGATGATGGGCACCATCGGCGGACTCGCGTCAGGACTCCGCAAGGGACTTGGTGGCGGTGCTGATATGACGCCCGTCATAAAGTCGATTCAGGCGACGTCATTTGCCGAACAGAGCGCGATCAACAAGGGGCATCGCGGTTCCAACAATATCCTCTCGCTCATCTACATACTTCTCCAGAACTTCGGGAACCTTCTCGGTGCAATAAAGAAGTTGTGGGATGACTACACGAAACCCCCGAACCAGGGCGGTGGATCGGGAACACCGCCTCCCGTCACAATCCCGACACAATGGGGGAGCCCCGGTCCTCTCACTGTCCCGGCAATTGCCGCAGCAGTAATTGGAACCGCATGGGGACTCCTCAGCATTGACGATCTGAAGATACCCGAGATCCCGACAGTCACGGTTCCAATCAAGTGGGGCGACATCCCCGGTATCAACATACAATCGATACCAACCGTTACCGTCCCCGTGCGGTGGGGAACGCTCATACCGTTCGTCACATCCGCTATAACACCCGTAACGGTTCCGGTAATCTGGGGCACACTGTCAGCATTCGCGCTCCCAAAACTCTCATCGGTAACCATACCCGTTGTCTGGGGAGCACTTTCGAACCTGCGTCTTCCCGCCGTTCCAATTGCAACCGTGCCTGTGAAATGGGGGGCGTTGCTCCCACTTACAATTCCCGCACTTGCACCGACGATCATTCCCGTCATATGGGGAAAACTTACCGGTGTTCCATCGACAGGTGTAGACGTTATCGTATCACCACGAATCGATGCGCAGTCGTTCACTGGCGTGCTGTCAACGCTCATATCGCAGGCATTCTCGAACGCATGGTCGTCGTGGAAGGATCGACTTCAGATGGAAGAGGGCGACACCGCTGAGGAGGATCGGTCGTGGGCGGAGCGCATTAGGAATATGACGGATGGGCTTGACGGTTCGTTCCGCACGTTCATCAACGATCTCAAGACAACGCTCGCGGGCGGTGTTCCGATTGATGTCAAGATCGATGTCGATTCGGTGACACAGACAGTAAAGACAATCACAGAGACGATTGTCTCGGGGGCGGCGGGGGGCGTGTCTCAACCGACAGGTGTTCCGACACCGACTCCCGCAACTACACCGACATACGTTCCCCCCGGCGCATCCGCAGGAACGTTGGGACCTAACGGCGTGACTCTGACAAGCGGGACACCGGTTACGAATCCGACTCCGGCAATGCCTCCCCCTGTCGTCCCGAGCGGGGGATTCGATGCGGGGACCACAATCGCGGGACTTGTTGGTGGCGCAGTGCTACCCGTGATCGCACCCGCAATAACCACAATCGGGAGTGGTGTTATTGCAGCGGGAGATGCCATCGCAACGACAGGCGCGGGCATCATCAGTGGACTCGGACTCCCCGGTTTCGCTGCGGGCGGGCGACCATCGTTGAACGTTCCATCGCTTGTGGGCGAGAAAGGACCGGAACTGTTCGTCCCCGATTCGTCTCCAACGTCGGTTAGTGGTGGTGGTGGCGGGGGCGGTGCGAACGTCACCAACCACTTCACGTTCAATGTCACGACGAACAACCCGAAGGAACTGACCGATGCTGTGATGAGAGAACTCAAACTGGAACTTGCGCGGGTGAAGATGTAATGACCGAGATCGTATTGGTTGCACCCTGGAATGACGAGTTGTCGAACTACACCCTCGGTCCTGGTGCGACATGGGAACGGAGCATGGCACACAACCTCGTTGTCTGGCAGATACCGGGAGAGGGTGTCGACGGTATGGATCTCTGGTTGGACAGCGACGAGATCCGCGTTACATGGCCGTGGGTGCAGACAGAAGGCGCACTCACCATCAACCCCAACACCGTTGCATCGGAGTTCGCGTCATACTTCGTCACACAGCGAAGTGAAGCGAGCGACAAGAACCTCTTCACTCTCTCATATCCCCTCGGGAACGTCTCGGGATGGGTGCGGAACATCTCGTTCTCCGGTGACGCAGGGAAGGGGAACATGATCAACTGCAACCTGAGTTTCGTCGTGCGACATCTTGTCGATTGATGGTGGGGTGACGTGACCGGATATTCGTTGATTGTCGATGGTGTTGACTATACCGATTCCAAAGTCATCAACCTGACGATCCGGGACCGACTCAATCAACTCCCCCGGTTCGATTTTCGAGCGCACTCGCTGAACGCAACCGATCTCACGCACTTCCGGGCGGGCGCAACCGTCGTCCTCAAGTATAACGACATCACGCGCTGCGAGGGGTTCATAGAACGCTTCGACAACCAGCAATCGAACCATTACTACGACTGCACGGGATACGGTGTCGGGCACTATCTCGACTATCGCCGATCCGATGTTCCCACTCTGTATCCGGTTGGTGTACAGGGCGAGAACACGGTGAAGGACATTATCACCTACATTGTCAACACGTCCTGCGGATTTCCGACAGTCGGCAACACCTCGTGGACGATAGAGGGTGACGGTGGTCCCGATCTTCTCATTTATAAAATACAGAACCAGAAGGCGATGGAGCATATCGCTCAACTCGTCCAACTCGCGGACATGGACTGGTCATGTGCGATGGCGACATCCACCTCGGGATACGTCCTCACGCTCAACCCGGAACCGACAACCCACACCGCAACCACCCTGAAGATCAACCGCGACATCATCAAACCCGAGATCGTTACGGACATGTCGAAGGTGTCCAACAACATCGTCATCCAGTCGAAAGATTACTTCGGAAACACGATTCTATCGAATATAGGAGATTATACGAATGTCTGCACCGTCGCCAGTTCGGAAACCCTTCTCAAGTATGACGCTCAGTCTGGGACTACCCTGCTTTACGTATGGGATCACGCGGACTTCCCCTCCACCGGTTCGCTCTACGTTTCCACCGAAGTTGTCGAATATGACGGAAAGTCAACTCCTGCAAGTGATTTCCACCCGCACTTCTACGGACTCACGACGACAGCGACCCACACCGCCTACGAACCCGTTCTGTTCCGAGACGGATTCTACATAACGGGGGCCACAGCGCCGTTTATAGACGCATCCTCCGGAACGATCCAGGTGGGGCGAGAGGAGATATCGTATGCGAGTGTTTACAGCGTTGACGCGACCACTGCGTGCGTCTCAGGGACACTTACGAGAGGGGCGAACTACTACGCACATGGGCGAGAAGCACCTGTCTTCGATATGACATACACGCTCTCGTCACCTGCATCGACAACGAGCGTCGCAACATTCGGAAGAAAAGACGAGGTGATCTCGGGACTGGGTTACCAAGACACAAATTCCCTCGATCTCGCTGCATTTGGAGTGCTCCAGAGGAAGTGTGGGTTCCCGACATGGGGACAGGCGGTGATTGTCGGCGGAGACTTCCCAACAACGTTCGCAACAACACCGAAAGTGGGCGATTATGTCTACATCGAGGACGCGACAACGACGGCGACGACGATGTATCGCATCACCGGGTTGGATTACGATCAGATGCGCGGACAGATCACCATCAACTGGGGACAGAACGAGGAGTTCGCGCTATCGGATCTCAAGAAGGCGGACATCGCGCAGAACCAGGCGATGTCGTAACGGACGGAGTAGGGCTCGAACCTACAACCTTTGCATTAACAGTGCAGCGCGCTACCAATTGCGCCATCCGTCCAATAATCCGGGAGGGGGGAGTTTCACCCCACATTCGTGCAAGTTACCAAAAACTTACATGAAACCGACGTTTGCAACCGCCGTGCATGACTCCGCACTAGCAACGGGCACACATGCTTCTCCCCGATATTAATTATCACTGTAACCTATATATAATTTTCATAACGAATCTATTATAATAGCGAACGAGGCGGTTTTGAAGTGAGCATGGACGCGGCGTGGAAGGTATATGTACAGGATCGCCGGTTCGATGATAACCAGATATCGAATCTCTACCTGAAACTCAAGTATGAGACAGTCGGTAGATTCTCGTTCGACTTCCGCCCTATCGACGGCGACGAGTCCTACATGGTTGTTGGGAACACGCTCCGTGTTTTCTGGGGAGATTTACATAAACTCGACGGCGTGATCCAGCGGCGGGACTGGGACGAGAAGCAGTTCTGTTATCACATCTACGGCGCGGATATTCGCGGACTCCTGTTGGACAGAGTCAATACCGAACCCGCAACGGTTCACTCCTATACATCCGATATCACCACGACACTGATGTACGAGGGATGCGACTTTCCTTCGAACATATGGACTGGGGCGGGAGAGAACATCGGAAAATACACATTTCGCTATCGCCTCGGGATTCAGAACACGATCCGCATTACGACTGCAACCGTCCGGTGGGAGATGGTTACGGAACGCGGAACGGTCTACGAGCACGTCAACAAGTGCCTTTTTGACGCAACGAAGAACTGGACGCCGGGAGAACTGAAGGGTGCAACGCTCAGATTCGTCTCGGGTGCATGTAAGAACAATGTGTATAACATCATCGGGAACGCGACGAACAGGGTGTGCCTCGGTATCCGTTCCGCTACCTGTGATGAATACACGATGGTGGGAACGCTCTGGTATGCGGACATTGTAGAGAACGGCGGGTTCGAGGACAGCACGACGGACTTCTCACCCTGGTGGGTGGAATACCGGGGAGCGTCATATGCAACGGCGAGTGTCGATTCGTCCGTGTCCTACGAGGGGACGAACAGTCTCAAGACAAACGTGAGTATGCCGTATGTCCCCGGACCAACGCACCTGGTTATATCGACACCCACTGCGAACCTGACGGCGGGGGCGAACTTCGAGTTCAAATATAGATATTCTCATGTCGCTGGTGGCGGTGGTGGGAACTTCGTCATATCACAGATATCCGCCGGAAACTCCATTACACTCCTTCAGTTATCTGGACTGGGTGCGAACAATCCATCGTGGCCGGGATGGGATGTGGCGACAGCGACGGTTGCGAACTCGGGGTTGTCACATATCGGCATCACGACAACCGCGATTGGTGGATTCTGTAACATCACCGGATGGTTCGATAACATCACCATGGGATCTGCAACGAGTGAGAATCCCTGCGGGTTCGTTCCCGGTTGTTCTCGGCGGGGGGACATCTACGAGATCATCCGTCCCAAGATGATACTGGTAGAACCTCCGTCTCTCGTCCCCGCGACACTGGAGCACGACAACCACGCCATCCAGTATAACAACGTCGATGACCAGTCGGCGCATACGACATCGATCACTATACGGGGCGCGTGATGCAGACCACCATCTCCCTTACAGGTGCAGTCGCCACCCTCCTGAATCGAGATGCAATGCTGAACGCCACCGCGTCTGCGGGTTCAACTGTCCTGAATATCGGTGACGCCTACATGGACAGGGGGACGAACACGGTCGTCGTCTTCGCTATGGGTACCCCGATCTCAGTCGGAACCGAACCCGCGACGGTTGCATCGATACAGTCCGCATCGACAATTGCCGTAACGTCGAACCTGATCTACGATCATCCCATCTACACCCCCGTCTTCAGGTTGGACCACTTCGACATCTCCACCACGTTCCCCACGTTGACCGCACCAGGAACGATCCGTGTTGGTATGGAGGAGGTTTCGTTCTCGTCTGTCGACTACGCATCAACCCATTGTCGCTGCTGGATCGATTCGCGCGGAGACGCCTACCCCCATACCGAATGGGCGCCGGTGACCGATGCATCGTTCACGGTAGATGCACCGGCAACCGATTCTCCCATTGCGACATACGGGGTGGTTGAGGACGTCGACTATCATCACGGTGCAATGGATCAGAACACGCTCGATCTGTATGCATATGAGAAACTGATGGCGGCGACACAACCCCAGTATGGGAATGTGAAGTTGACGGGGATGGATGTCTGGCAGGACGCGACATACGCCCACAAGAAGGACATTACCTACTACGTTGATACTGCAACATCGTTCGCAACGGTTCGGTTTCACGTCTACACCTCCACTGGAACGGACAGTGCAACGGGCGTGTATATCGGAGATACAATTCAGAAGACATGGTGGGACATACGGTTTCAGACGGATGTTGATGCGTCATACTATCTCGCCACATTCGGGACGCAGAGCGCGACAGTCTGGTTGAAGATAAAAGATCCTGCAACGGGAGGCGCGACACTCTCGATGTATTACGGTTCTCCTATCGCCATCGACTCCACGACGAGCGCGACACCGATTGGTTATACCGTCGCAACGCTCGGGACATGGGGTGCGGTATCGACTGCGACACACTCCATCGGAGATCGCGGATATGCAACCGTACGCGAGGGGGATCTGGTGACGGTTATCGAGACAGACGGCGCATCGCGGAACTATAACGTCTCGGGGATGATCTACGATCAGCGAGCGGGAACCCTCACAATCGACATCGGGAAACCCGAGGAATACGGTATTACACAGTTGGCGAAACCGTTCAGGACACTCGACATTCACTCGACGCAGAATCTCTAGAAGATTTATATGAATCCCGATCATACGCTATAGTAAGGGCAAGGGGCATGTCTGCTCTGGCATTACTGCGTACCCTATCTGTTTAGTCCGGTGTGGGAACCGGACGCACAACTCCATTTCGATGCTTTTATCTTTACTGTCGTAGATTATTCTCTATGTCGGTGAAATCCGCTTTCATCACTGGGATCACGGGACAGGACGGTTCGTATCTCGCCGAGTTCCTGTTGTCGAAGGGATATGACGTATATGGGATGGTTCGACGTTCGTCAACTACGAACACATCTCGAATCGACCATATCCTGAAGGACATTACGGTTGTGTATGGCGATATGACTGACTCGGCAACGATGTCGGACATCATCTCGCTCAAACCGGATGAAGTCTACAATCTCGCGGCACAGTCTCATGTCGGTGCGTCGTTCCAGATGCCCGAATATACCGGGAATGTTACTGGACTGGGAACAACGAGACTCCTCGAAGCGATCTACGAGATCAGTCCTGATACCAAGTTCTATCAGGCATCGTCCTCGGAACTGTTCGGGAACGCACCTGCACCCCAGAACGAACTAACACCGATGCACCCTCGCTCTCCCTACGCGATTGCGAAACTATACGCTTACTGGATGGTGCGGAACTATCGAGAACGCGGACTGTTTGCGGTGAACGGGATCGCGTTTAACCACGAATCGCCACGCAGGGGGGAACAGTTCGTCACCCGGAAGATCACGAAGAGCATTGCGCGTATCCTCGCAGGGAAACAGGAGAAGATCGTTCTTGGGAATCTCGACGCACAGCGGGACTGGGGGTTCGCTCCCGATTACGTCGAGGCAATGTGGAAGATGCTTCAGGCACCCGAACCCATTGATTATGTTCTTGGAACGGGATGGTCGGTGTCCGTGAGAGGATTTCTGAAGAACGCACTCGATTATTCTGGTTTGAGATACAACGTCATTGAAACGTCTTCGAGAAACGATCGGCCGACAGAGGTTGACACGTTGTGGGCGGATTGTCATCGTGCATACAAACACATTGGGTTTAATCCAACCATACAGCACGAAGACATTGTGAAGATCATGGTTGATGCGGACATGCGCGCGGAGGGACTGGAACCTATCGGAGAAGGTGATGCAATCATCGCACAGAGGCATCCGAATAAGTGGTGGCATGGAGATTAG